GGGAATGAAGGCCCCAATTTTATTCTAGAAATCCAAAATCCATACATGCAGCTAGGCTCTGAAAACACAACAATATTGAATCTGCCAATAGACGGAAGCTACGAGCGCGCCAGGCTTGATAGAGTTAGGGCAGACCGCGAGCAAATGGAGCTTGATATTGCAAGGCATAATCTTGTTATCCGGTCAGATGTTCATAACGCGGCATTTGAATCCGGCAGAAAATTGCGTGATAACCTTCACTCATTATGTAAACAATCAGCGCCTAATCTTGTTAATATTGATGATCCTTCAAAGATTGAAATGTATCTCAAAGATGAGATTGATGCAGCTTTAAAAGAGTTTATTGACTCATGCGCCTTGTAACTAAAATAGCAAGGCAATCCACTGTAAATTCTTACGACGGCCGCAATACGTTTTTAAATGCGCTGCGTGAAGGCCTTATGCCTGACCCATCTCTACCTCTCGATGAGTGGTCAGAAGAATATATGGTCATACCAAGGTCAACCGGCGCTAAAGAGTATGGGAAATATCGGCTAGACAGGACGCCACATGCAAGATTAATCATGCAATGCCTGTCTGACCGTCATCCATGCAGGCGCGTTGTGTTAATGTCTGCCTCCCAAATGCTTAAAACACAAGTCGCTCTCAATTGGTTTTGTTATATCGTACACCAACACCCTGGTAATTTTGTTTGGTTGATGCCGACCGGCAAGCTACATAAGCGTATTGTGCAGCGTATCGATCGGGTTATTGAGTCTGTTGATGTTGTTAAGCCAAGGGTATCACCTCCAGGCAGTCGTTTAGCTACCAATTCACAAGACATAAAAGTATTTCAAGGCGGCACTTTATATATTGCCACGGCTGGCAGTGCTGCTAACCTTGCTGAAGTCCCTGCCCGCTATGTGTCTTTTGATGAAATAGACCGTGCTGAGTCGTCGGTAGATGGCGAGGGTGATCCGGTAAAGTTGGCAGAAGCAAGACAAACAACATTCTCTAGTAACGCAAAATCTTATTACTATTCCAGTCCTACCATTAAGAATGAAAGTAGGATTGAATCATTATATCTGGAAGGTACACAGCGCGTAGCGTTGGCGGAATGTATTCATTGTGGCCATTCTCAAGAGCTTGTATTTGAGAAACTATTTTTGGCTGAAAGTGGCGAGGCTTTATATCCTTGTGAGCAGTGTGGGGGATTACATCGAGATGCAGATAAAAAGAAAATGTTTCAAAGCGGGTTGTGGTCAGAGCCTAAAGCTGAATCAAAGACGGAAAGTTTTTTATTATCTGCAATGTACCAACCGTATGGATGGCTCAGCTGGTCAGATTTATATGAAGAATGGCAAAGTGCCCAAGAGTTATATGACAAAGGTTTAGAAAACCAGATGATCGTTTTTCATAACACCAGACTTGCAAGAAGCTGGGAGCGGAAAAACGAAGTTGCTGTATTTGATGAGGTTAGATCAAGGGCCGAGGGTTACAAGTTAAGGGTTGCGCCTGATGGTGTGCTGCTTATTACGGCTGGGGTTGATACTCAAGATAACCGTTTAGCTGTCCAGATAGTTGGATATGGAAAAGGTTTGAAAGCATGGGTGCTGGATTACATAGAGATAATGGGAGATCCTGCTGAAGATCAAGTCTGGGATGATTTAACCTCGTTAATAAACACCAGGATATTGCATGATTCCGGCCGCGAGCTTCCTGTCGTTGCAACGGCAATTGATATCGGCGGTCATCGAGGAGAAGCTGTTAAAAACTTTGTAAGATCAAAACGAATCAATAATCCAATTGCTGTGTTTGGTGCTGCAAAGTATAACGCAAGGCCTTTAAGCAAGGGGTCTTTGCAAGATGTTACATGGAAAGGCCAGCATGACAAGAAAGGTATAACGCTGCATTCTGTGGGTACAATCGAAATTAAGCATGTGATTTACTCTAGATTAAAGAATGACGCGCATAAAGATATTAATGACCGCATGTTGCATTTTAGCGATCAGTTAGATGATTTTTATTTTGCTGGATTGCTTTCTGAAACGTGGGACAGACAAAAAAGAAAGTATGTTCCAAAGCCAGGAATTAGAAACGAGCCGTTGGATACCCTAGTCTATTCTTATGCTGCGTTGCATCATCAGCGCGTAAGAGCAGACAGATACACAGATAAAGACTGGGATCGCCTCGAGTACTCTATTAATAATGAAATTCCAAAAAAAAATTTAACTCCAAATGCAACTGAGTTGCATAAAGAAAATGTAAGACCTCGGGAAGATGTTGAAAAAGATAAGAGATTTTCGTCATTTAAAAACAGATTTTCAGGGCGTTTTAGAGGATTTAAATAATGGATATATTAGAGCGTGTTGGTGAGCTTCTTGTCAAAGAAGGTGTGTCTGAGAAATCTGTATTTTCGATTGATAGAATAGTTCGGCGCGAATACGGCGGATCAGAGCAATGGGTCGCCAAAAGATCGCCCCAGTTGAAAGCTATGGCACTAGATACGTTTATGAAAACTGGAAGCGCTTATCAGGCGGCAAAAGTTTCTGGATATAGCATATCTAATGTTTACAGATTATTTAAAAAGCATAGGGGCAGATAATGGCATTCACCGTCGAGCAATTAAACGCAATTGATAACGCAATTGCGAGCGGGAAGTTAAAGGTAGCATTCAATGGTCGCGAGGTTGTCTATCGATCAATGTCAGATTTAAAGTCTGCTAGGGATTTGATAAAGAAAGAGCTTATGCAAACCGAGACTATACAGAAATCCAAGCGAGTAACTTATGTTAAGAGGGTAATGGACTAATGACTATTATTGACGATTTTGTAGGCGTTTTTAATCCCGTTGCTAAGCTTAACCGTATGCGAGCCAGACGCGCTATTGATTTAATGACAAAGCGCGGTTATGACGGCGCAAAAACCGGAAGAAGAAATGCGGGCTGGACAACCGGAAGCACTTCCGCAAATGCTGAAATTGCGCCTGGACTGGTTAAGTTAAGAGACAGATCGAGAGATTTGGTGCGTAATAACCCATACGCCTCCAAAGCTCTTCGAGTGCTCGTTTCTAATTCTGTAGGTACCGGCATTGTACCAAGCATACCAGACAAAAAACTTTCAAAGTTATGGGGCGTTTGGATAAAAGAGTGCGATGCTGACGGGCAGCATGATTTTTATGGGCTGCAAAGGATAATTGATCGAGCAATATGGGAATCTGGGGAATGTTTGATTCGCTTTAGATACCGGAAGGCTGAGGATGGATTAAGTGTCCCGTTGCAGTTGCAAGTGCTGGAGGCGGACTATCTCGACTCGACCAAATTCGAGAATTTGAAAAACGGCGGCTATATACAGTACGGCATTGAATACGACGCAATCGGTCGGCGTGTTGCTTATTGGCTGTATTCTCAGCATCCTGGTGAGTCATCTCCAAAGCTAAACGGGATCAAATCAAGCAGAATAAGCGCTGATGATATTATTCACGTCTACGAAAAACTCAGGCCTGGGCAGTCTCGTGGCGTGCCGATATTCGCTCCCTGTATGATTACTCAAAATGATTTGGACGAGTATGAAGAAGCGACGTTGGTAAGGAAAGCCGCTGAGGCATGTATCATGGCGGTCGTTAAGTCGGATGATGATAACGTTTCTATCGGTTCTCAGAGCACAGAAAATAGCAGGACAATCGAAGAGCTTGCGCCAGGGCAAGTCCAGTACTTAAATACTGGGGAAGATATTACATTCAATAACCCACCCGCCTCAACAGGTTACGCTGAATACATTAACACCAGATTACATGCTATAGCTGCTGGCATTGGTGTTACTTATGAGCAAATGACCGGTGATCTGTCTCAAGTTAACTATTCTTCTATACGCGCGGGCACATTAGACTTTAGGCGTGAAATACAGCAATTCCAATGGTTGACATTTATCCCAATGGTTTGCGAGCGCGTTATGAATAAATGGTTAAGCCTTGCGGCCCTATCTAATCGTGTCAAAACAGATTTGCAGGTCGAGTGGACGACTCCAAAATGGGATTGGGTTGACCCAGTGAAGGACGTCCAGGGCGAATTATTGGAGCTTCAAAGCGGATTGAAATCATATCATGAAGCATTAAGAGGTCGCGGTCTTGTTCCAGATAATCACATAGAGGAAGTATTAAAAGGCAAGCAAATATTAGAGCAGCTTGGCCTTTCTTTTTCTCACAAGACTGAAAAAGGACAGCCTCCAGAATAATTTTCTAATTTTGGGGGGTTAAATTAAAACCCCATTCGTATTAAATATCCATAATCAATATTGGTTATGGATATATGTCCTCAGATTTATTCAATCGAAGCGTCAATCTAGCCATTACAAAGCGCGCTAGTGAAGATGCGTCATCAGAAAATCTTGTCTTAGAGTTTCCCTTCTCTTCTGAAGAGCCTTACGTTCGTTCTGGATATTTTGACGGCGAGCCGTGGGTTGAGATATTAGGGCACAAATCGGAAGAGGTAGACCTTTCCCGCCTTAATTCTGGCGCTCCTGTTTTGTTAAATCACGGATCGGGACGTACTGAAGATGCTCCATATGCATCAATCGGCATTACCCAAAGAGCGTGGATTGAAAACGGTCGGGGATATGTCGAGGTGAAGTTATCTCGTCGAGATGGCATGAAATCAATTATCCAGGACATACAAGACGGCATTGTTGCCAATGTAAGTGTTGGCTACAAAATCCAAGAAAGATCAATAACCAAGCGTAACGCAGATTCACCAGACGAATACAGGGTGACAAATTGGCTGCCTATGGAAGTCACGCTTTGTGACATACCGGCAGACGCAACAGTAGGTATAGGCAGATCAATCACTAAAGAGGTCGAAATGAAAGAAGAAATTATTGCTCCTGAAGTAAAGCAGGATGAGGTGCGCGCTGCGGAATTAGTCGATATTCAAAAGGTTCAATCCGAAGCGCTGGAAGCTGAGCGTAAACGTGTGGCTGACATTAAAAAATATGCTCGTGGCGTTAAATTGCCGGAAAACGAATTAGACGAATTAATCGAGCGCGATCTCTCTGTAGAAGATGCTTGTAAAGAGATTATTAACAAGCTTGCATCTAGGACAGAAGAAAACAAAATATCAAGCCGTGCTGACATTTTTACAGTGCGCGATGAGACTGAAACCAGACGTGAGTTAATGACGGAAGCTGTTATGTATCGCGCTGATTCTAGCGTTAAGCTGTCAGATGGCGCAAGACAATATGCTGGGCTGACCATGCTTGAGCTTTGTCGGGAATCTCTTAAAGCACGTGGCATTTCCTCAACCGGAATGGATCGCTTTCAGATTGCTACTCGTGCATTCGAGGGGACATCAGATTTGCCTAACGTGCTGGCTAACGTTGCTAACAAATCTTTACGCCAGGCTTATGAGCTTGCTCCTCGCACATTTACAGCGTGGGCTAGACAAACAACGAATCCAGACTTCAGGACAATTACGCGCGCAATGCTATCTGATGCGCCAATGTTGGAAAAAGTTACTGAAAACGGCGAATTTAAACAGGGCGCGGTTACTGACGGTAAAGAAACTTATCAGTTAGCAACTTATGGAAAGATCATTGGCATAACACGCCAGGCGATTATTAACGATGATTTGAGCGCGTTTACTAGATTGCCTGCAGCGTTTGCAATGTCTGCTGCTGCGTTGGAAAGCGATACGGTTTATGGAATATTGACTACTAACGCGGCGTTATCTGATAGCGTGGCTTTATTCCATGCAAGCCACAATAACTTAACCGGCACTGGCACAGATATTTCTGTTACGAGTTTAGGTATTGCTCGCACATTAATGCGCAAGCAAAAATCACCTCAGGGCGTCGTGATGAATTTGCGCCCTAGATTCTTGATTGTGCCAGCAGCTAAAGAAACGGCTGCCGCTCAATTTGTAAGTCAGGCTTATGTTGCCAATCAATCATCTGCTGTTAACCCATTCGCAGGATCTTTAGAAGTTATCGCTGAGGCTCGCTTGGATGATAACAGCGCTACGGCTTGGTATCTGGCTGCGGATAGCTCAATGATCGACACGATTGAGTACTGCTACTTAGAAGGTCAAAACGGCGTATTCATCGAAACCATGCAAGGCTTTGAAATGGACGGAATGAAGATTAAAGCCCGTTTAGATTTTGCTGCGAAAGCAATTGATCACCGCGGTTTATATAAAAACGTAGGCGCTTAATTTAACTCTTAACGCAACTGTGTTGCATTCAGAAGGACAACGGAATGAAAAATATTGTTAGATCAGGAGACGTTCTAAGTCTTGCTCCAGGCGCAGATGTTGCGTCAGGGGTTGGTTACTTATTCGGGACTAGTTTATTTGGCGTAGCTGCTGAAGATGTTAAAAACGGCGAAGTTGGCGCTTTTGTTACTGAGGGTGAAGTCGAGATCGCAAAGACAAGCGCTCTGGTTATTGCTGTTGGTGATCGTCTTTTTTGGGACGCAACAAATAAGGTTGTTAACAAAACGACCACTTCTCAGCAATGCGTAGGTATTGCCACAAGCGCAGCGGCTAATCCTAGCTCCACTGTAATGATGAAGATAGGCTGCTATACGGCTGTAGCTGCTTAATGCCAACACCGTTTGCTTCGCTTGAATCTGAAGTAAATCAAGCAGTTGTTGCGGACCTTGCTAACAAAACTATCAAGGTTTATGACAAAGAAGTAGACGGCATATTTTTAAATGATTATGACGAGGTCGGGTTTGTTGAAAGTTCAAATCCGGCCTTCGT